CTGGTGTTTCGCGGCGATAGGGCTTGTTTTCAGGTGCAGTATACACGCCTTTGAGTTTTGGCTTGTACATGCCGCGCACATACAGATCGTAGTCTGCTAGACTCATCATTTGATCATGACAGCCCATGCGTTTCATACTTTTGTTGTACTCTCGATGTGACTGCTCGAACTGTTCTTGTTGTGCCTTTGTACGCTTTTTCTGTTTGGCCTTGCGATAATTGGTTGTGGTCATGTACGGACCAACTAAATGCATAGTCAAAATTAAACTCCTGCTTTGTTGTTACTATCTTAATAGTATAGCAGGAGTTTAGTTAGTTGTCAACTTTTATTTTGCCATTTTAGCAACGGCAGCGTCATAGTCTTCACGACTTACAACACCTTCGTTTAACAAACGAGCTCTATTGACTTCGTGCGCTGCTTGAGTATCATCTTTTGATCCACCAAAGTAAGGAACGCAATGTCCTTCTTCTGCCATAATTTCAGTTACTCGTCTCATCTCGCCATTGTATTCTACTTTGAAGTCTCCTAGGATACGTCCGAATTTGCCCTTCATATCTTCGCCACTCTTGTCTTCAGTAGTAATAAGTTTGCCGCCGTGCTTCATAAGTTCTTTTAGTCTTGCTTTAGCTGCTTCGCCAAACAAGTCTTCTACTCTGTCACTTGTGCGTGACTCGGGAGTATCAATGCCCATGATGCGTACACGCTCGTCTTTTAAGCAAACGCCAAATCCTAGATCGATATCTACGTCTACGGTATCCCCGTCGACTACTTTAATGACAGTTACGTCATACTCGTTCTGTTGCATATTGTGCCCTCTCTAAATAATGTGCCCATATTATTTAGCTATAAGAAAAGGCTCCGAAGAGCCTTTTTATTTGTTAAAACTTATTTAACCGAGCTTAGATATTCTACCATATTTTCCGGAGTTGTTTCACCGTATGGATCTTCGTCAGTGCCGTCGTTGTTAATGCCAGGTTCCTGCCACCACTTCTCTACAACACCGTCGTTGAACACTGCCATATAGCGCCAGCTACGGTTGCCAAAGCCTACATGGTTCTTACCAACCAACATACCCATAAAGCGAGTAAAGTTGCCTGAACCATCTGGAATAACTTTTACGTTTTTAATTTCTTGTGCCTTGGCCCATGCGTTCATAACAAACGCATCGTTGACTGAAATACAATATACTTCGTCAATGCCCATGCTTTTGATTTCTTCGTACTTTTCTTCAAAGCCTGGCAGCTGATATGTAGAGCAAGTAGGTGTAAATGCACCTGGCAAGCTAAACACTGCTACACGTTTGCCTTTTAAAATACTATCGCTAGTTACATCTTCCCAACGGAAAGGGTTAGGTCCGCCAATGCTTTCATCGCGAACACGAGTTTTGAACACCACGCATGGTGCTTTGAATCCTTCGATCATCTGTGTGTCTCCTTAATAATTTAATTACTCACAAAATGTAATTATACATGTATTTACAATAGAAATCTACTATTATTCAGTAATTTTCTATTGTATTTTTCTATAGCAATAATTGCTTTTACCAATTAAAAAAGAGGCTCCGAAAAGCCTCTTTAGTTCGGACGGCGTATAGCCTATCCCCGTAGTTTAGAATTTAACAGTAATGCCTACTGTTGCGTTCTTGTCACCAGCATTTTTAAAGTTAATGTCACGTGTTTCTGACACGCTTAGTTTAACTGCCATTGCTGGAGTTACTGCATAGCTTGCACCAACTTCTAGATATGAGTCATTGCGAGCAAAGCCAAGTACATCGTTAGTTGTTGACTTGAATGAATAGCCAACTTCTGCATACGGTGTCAATTGGCCCATTGCGTGTGCTACGCCAACATATGGAGTTGCAACTACAGTGCGTGTCTTTGAAGTATAGCTGTCACCGAATGTAAACTCTGCATTTGCGCCTGCATATACTGGACCAACTACTTCAACTTCTTTACCAGCTTTTAATGCATAGTTGTCTACTGCGCCTTCACGGCTCCAAGTAGCAGTTACATCAACTGGTGCTGTTGTTACGCTAACAGCAAATTCAGTTGCACCTGTTTCTGGTGCTTTGACGCTAATAGAGTAAGCATCAGATTGTGCAGTCAATTTTACTGCTGTATTGTCGTAGTCACCTGCCACTGCGGCTGTGCTAATCATTGCCACTGCGGCAACCATCATCATTGTAGTAGTATTCATTTTAGTTAGTTTCCTTTTTCTGTCTTAATTGACAATTTACTTATCATCTCAGTGTTTCTACTAAGATAAACGTGGTTAGTGAAAAAGAGAGCAGCCTAAGCTGCCCTCTCTGCTATGTTTGGTAACAAGGTCTAACTACCTCGTAGCTGCCCTTAGGCTGCTAATGCGTAACTTTCGTTTGCAATTATAGTTTTCTTCGCGGTACGGCGCTTAGATCCCGGTAACTCCACTCTTCTATCCTGCCTGTCGATACCTGCTTCATCCCCATCAACTATACACTCAGTAAATGTACACTTGGTGGAGATGCCGGGTGCCGCCCCCGGGTCCAGTTCAGTCGTCAAATCGCTTCAACATTACAAGTATATTTATAACACATTTAAAGGAACATGTCAAGTTCTTTTCAACCGTGCTCGTATCTTCTTAGTTTTTCTTCTGTTGAAGTAGATCGTTTCTCTCCTTCTGGGCGAATTGGTTCTAGCCATGTGTCGGCAATGTATGCCTTAGGGCTTGGACCAAATCCACTAGACAAGTCATCTGCTTCAATCCACCAATAGTGATCATGCACAGGCGCTTGGCAAGGCATTCCTCTAAACTGCCACTGTTCTTTTTCTTCAAACTTACCGATATACTCAACTACTTTTACAACTCGTCCGATGTTCTCTGGACGCACGGAATAGATAATACGAGCAATATCTCCTGCCTTACACTTCATCTTTTACCTTACCTGCTTCATATTTCATCATTAGTGCTGTTACATCTTCTACTTTACAAAGCCAACCGCCTTCGTTTACTATGAATACATCTCCGGGTCTATACAATGCGTAGCCTTTGTCACTGCCGTCTTGTTTCTTACCCATGACTTCGCCAGGCCAATCACCAACAACTCTAAAGTTATCACCTGCTTGGTCTATATTATAATCAGTCCATAACATGTTTTTCTACCTTCCTTGCTCGTGTAAATCGTAGCGCAAACAGCGTAGCACGATATGCGTCTTCGATGTCCACATATACATCAACTCGTTTATATACATCGCCCGGTAGTGTTTGACTGTCACTACGCAGTATTACTGGCTTATAATAATCTTGCTGGATTTCTTTGAACAGCTCGTCGCCTAGTTCTCTCCGGATCCAGAGCTGTTCTATGTCCCCTTCGTGGGTCCATTTCATTTCGCAGGTGCCCACATAGAATCTCATTCTAAGATGTCCGCAATTTTATGTGCCAGTTGACGGAACCACATTTCGTTGTGTCCGCGAGTAGTTTCTGCCGCTGTACCAATACGGATACCACTTGTCTCTACAAAGCTGCGAGGATCATTAGGTACACCGTTTTTGTTAACAGTGATGCCATTTGCTTCTAGCATATCAGCGGCTTCACGTCCACTATACTTGCTTTCACTTAGATCCATTAGGATAATATGCGAGTCTGTTCCACCTGTTTGAACTTTGAGTCCACGCTGATTAAACACTGCACACATTTCCTGTGCGTTTTCAATTACACGACACGCATAGTGTCTAAACTCTGGATTGTTTGCTTCTACGAACGCCTGTGCTTTGGCAGCAATAATGTTCATCAACGGACCACCTTGTGTTCCAGGGAAGATAGCACTATTGATCTTACGAGTGTATTCTTCTTTATTCCACAAAATAATGCCGCCACGTGGACCACGTAGCGTTTTGTGTGTAGTACTTGTAACAAAATCTGCGTATGGCACAGGACTAGGATAAGCACTGCCTGCAATAAGTCCTGAGTAGTGTGCCATATCAACTAGTAGGTATGCTCCTACCACATCTGCAATATGCCTAAACTTTTCCCAATTGATTTGACGAGGATATGCACTTGCACCTGCAACAATAATCTTAGGTTTTACTTCAATTGCTTGTGCAAGAATGGCACCGTAGTCAAGCCAACCTGCTTCGTCTACACCGTAGTGATGAGCTTCGTATACTTTGCCTGAGATGTTTACAGGAGCACCATGACTCAAATGTCCACCACTTGCTAGATCCATACCTAAGATACGATCTCCTGGTTGTAGAAATGCTAGATAGATAGCAGTATTAGCATTTGCACCACAGTGCGGTTGTACGTTTGCAAAGTTACAGCCGTAGATCTCTTTCAGCTGTTCGATTGCTAATTCTTCAACTTCGTCCATGTTATCGCAGCCGTTGTAGTAACGCTTGCCTGGATAACCTTCTGCATACTTATTGGTAAAAATACTGCCAGCAAGTTCCATAACAGCTTCACTTGCAAAGTTCTCACTTGCAATAAGTTCTACTGTTGACGCTTGCCGAATACCTTCATTCAACAGTATATTTTTAATTCTATTATCCATTAGATTGCCTTTTTAATTAAATTAACAACAGTTGTTGCTGTTGACGGACTAAGTGTCCATCCCAAATGTCCATGTCCTACATGATAAAACACTTTAGGGTTACGATCGCTTTGCTTTACAATAGGCATCATATTAGGAGTCATCGGGCGCAAGCATGCCCATTGAGTGTAGTCATGTGTGTTGATATTGGGAAAGTTTTTGTGTACCCAATCCAACAATGGCTGAATGCGATCTCTACGAATATCATAGTCCTCTCCTGCTAACTCTGCTGTACCTGCTACTCTAAAACGATTACCTAAACTTGATGTTACAATCTTTGCTTGGTCGTCTAACAAACTTACTCGAGGCAAGTACTTAGGATCGACATTGTTAATTGTAATTGAATATCCTTTGACAGGGTAAACGTCTAAGCTATCGCCGATAGTCTTTGCCAACTTTGTGCTTCCTACTCCATTAGCAATAACAACAGCATCATTATACAACAATTCTGTAATGTCGTCAACTTCACAGTTGTAGTAAAACTTAACACCGTATTTATTTTCTAACACTTGGGTAAGCTGATAACAAAACTTGTGTATGTCTCCAGTGAAGTCATCCTTAGTCCATGCTCCGCCCACGACGTTTTGTATATTACTTAATGAAGAATCTAGACTAGTAGTTTGTAGTGGGGATAATATATCCCATTCGCAACCTGCGCTCCTATACAATTCGCCAGCACGAACAGCATTGTCAAAATACTTGGAATCTTTATAAAAATGTAAGATGCCTGATTTACTTTGATCAAAGTCTAGTGCTTCTTCTTGTTGTATTTGTTCGTATAACTTGCGAGCTTCTAGACCCATAGTGATAGTGTCAACAGTGTTCTTTTCGTAACTACCTTTAGCAGTATGATACAAGAACTTAGCCATCCACTTCAATTGTGCCCAGTCAAGTTTAGGACGCATCAACAATGGAGCATCTTTTTTAAACATCCATTTGATGCCTTTGAAAACATTGCTCCAAGTGGTCCATACTTCACTATTGCTTACGCTTACCTGTCCGCCATTGGCAAAACTGGTTCGCATTGCCGGGTAGCGTTCTTGTTCGTAAACAGTTACATCATAACCTTCACGAGCAAGATAGTACGCAGTAGTGATACCTGCGATACCTGCTCCAACTACTGCGACTGTCTTTTTCATATTTTATTTTATTACATTGCGTTCTTTTTCTCAATGATCTCTTTGCGGCGTTCTTTAGTAAGTTTGCCTAGATCACCAAGTGCTGTACGTGCGCGAGTAGCTGCTGCCTTTACGCCTTTTTCTTCGAAAGAGGCATGCTCTTTCAAGTAGTTGTTAAATGCCAATACGATTTCTTCGTGGGTTGGTTGTGTCATTATAGATCTCCTTTAATAATGTTAAGTTAATTATATATGAGTTGTTAGAAGAAGTCAACCATTAACTGGTTGCGTAACCGTATCTTGCTAACACTGGTTGCGCCCACGGATAGTTAGGTAAACTGCTTCTACTGCCGTTTGATCCCCATGCACGTTTGCGGCCGATATCAACGTGCGTAAATGTATTGTATACACCTATACCTTGAGCGCCTTCGTTGATTGCTATTTCAATAAATCTTGCTCTGTCTGATGTGCTATATGAACTCATTACAATATCTACTGCTTTACCTTGCATGTGTAAACTACCGCTTGCACCTCCAACACTATCATTATATGCCGGACTACGATATCCGCTTGTAATAGTAAGATTCTGCCCCCATGATCGTGCAATCCTAATTAAAATATTTCTCAACTCGGGCTGTATTCTTGAATCAGTATGCGGAAGGAAATTTAGTGCAGGATCTGATACACGTTCAAAGGTACTTGGTCTATCTACGTTTCCTGATTGTGCATTTTGTGGACCAGAAACACCGTTCACTGGACTTGTATTGTTTGAAAGATATTCCCCGTCGCCGTTTCTAATGCCACCATCACCGTACTCAAGTAATTCGCCTTGCGCAACTCTTGTTGATGCACCGCTTCGTAAATATGCTTCGTGCTCCGGAGTAATGTTGATTGCAACATTTGTTAGGTTATTAGCAAACACGTTAGGCGATCCCGTTTTAGCACTGTTCGCTACAAAGCTCGCATGACCTTTTGTAGCATCGCCTTTTCTGTGTACCAGTTTACCTTCAGCATAAACATTGTCCGATGCGCCTTCTGCAGGATCTCCGCAATCAGTTGTATCACCTTTGCGTATAACTGCTTTGGTATTTACAAATACAGTTGATTGTCCTGCCTTGTAGTTTGTTTGATGGAACGGACTCGGAGTAGGACTGTCGTGTCCTACGTGTGCATCTGATTCAGCTCTTACTACTTCTGGCATTAAACTTTTACCTCTAACAACTCTACACCAAGTGTATTTTTATCTTCAATAGCTTTGCCTATTATTGCGCCGCCGATGTACTTATCAACTGCTATACCTACTCCAGGTGTGATACTGGCTACAATAAAATCGCCCTTGCGCACTATACCTTCTACCTTAACTGGTATACGTCCTTTAAGTGCAATAGGTTGTCCTTCTGCTGTGTTGTTCATTATAAACGCAGGATCTGTAGATATCACTCCTGCGATTCGTGTAGTAGCATATTCATTGGCAATAGTAACTTCTTTGTGTCCTCCAAACATTACTACCGTTCCGACTTCATACTCTTGATCTGTCGCGTAAATTTCTGCCAAGTCAGCGTAGGTTGCTTGCATACGTGATCCAGTGGTTAAACTCCAGTTACCTGTAATACTACCTGCTGTTGCCGAGTTGCCTGTTGTGATGTCTGTTGTTTTAAGAGAATCACTTACATAAACCACGCCAGTACCGTTGCCACTTAGTGTTAGGTCTGTATCAGTAGTGCGAGATTCTATAGTGTCAGATGTAATTTTACCTGTAACATCTAAAGCATCACTTACCTTAACGACGCCAGTGCCGTTTGCACTTAGTGTTAAATTAGTGTTCGTCGTTCTTGATTCAATCGTATCAACATAAAATGCTGTGGTGACTTTTACTGCACCAGTACCGCTACCACTTAATGTAAGATCAGCATTGAGCGTATATGCTGCAACAGTATTAACTTGTAACGAATCAGTAATTTGCACGTTACCTGTTCCGTTACCGCTTAATTGCAATGCAGTGTTTGCACTATACGAACTAATACTGTTTACATCTAAGCTATCTAAAATATTAACATTGCCAGTACCATTACCGCTTAGTTCTAAATCTGTATTAACAGTTTCTGAACTTATTGAATCGGAAGTAATAGCTGTAGCACTTATAGTTCCGTTAACATCAAATGTGTCATTGACGTAAACTTTACCAGTTCCGTTAGCAGTCAGTGTTAGATCAGTATCAGCTGCATAGGTTGTAATAGTATTTGTTTTAACAGTGCCGTTAATTTCTAAGTCGTCATTAACTCTAACAACACCAGTTCCGTTACCGCTTAAAATAAGATTAGCGTTAGTAGTTCTTGAATCAATACTATCAACATTTAGTGTAGAAGTAATTGCTACTACTCCAGTGCCTTTACCGCTTAATGAAAGATTAGTATTGTTAGTATATGCTGTAATTGAATCAACACCTAAACTATCAGAAATCTTAACAATGCCAGTACCATTACCACTTAGTGATAAATCTGTATTAGCAGACTGAGATATTATTGTATCAACATTTACTTTACTATCTTTTAATAGTACTCCTTCAACACTAACTCCATTGTCTGCTGTAAGTTCGTTAATAGTATTAACTGTTAAAGTTGTACCTATGCTTGCAGTAGTAGAAACTTTTAATGTTCCAGTTATGTCAACAGTAGCAGTAGGATTAAGTTGTCCGCCAAATCCTACCTCACCGCGACCTGTTATGATTACGTGATCAGCTTCAACACCTGCATTAGTTGTACTGAATATTAAATTACTTGCTGCTTCGTCATCGTCACCGTAAGTAGCTGCATTAACTGCCGCACTTCTAATTCTTGACAAGTTAGTAGAATTATTAGTATCTTCAATTTCAAATGCAATACCTACACTCATCGGTGTTGCACCAATATCTGCTGTTACACCTTTTAAATATAACAGGTCAGTGTTAGCACTATTAAGAATGTCGGCGACACTAATTGTCAATGCACCTGACATCGAGTCGCCAGTGTCTAATACGTAACGTCCGTCTATATCAACTGTAGCAGTAGATTCGTCGCCTCTTGTTAGTGTTATTATACCTGTAGTTGTACCGAATGCTAGTGAGTCACTTCTAGCTGCTGCAATATCGTCTGCTATTTCAGCAGCAGTTCTTATGTCACCGTATACTGCGCCATCATTTGTGATTTGCCATCTGTCTGTAGTTTCGTTCCATCGTATGTCTACGTTTGTGCCTGCTCCACGCTCTACTTCAATTGCAGCATTTAGTCCGTCAACACTAGGGGTACCAGTATAATTGCTGTTAAGAACAATTATGTTATCTTCAATACTTAGATCGCTCAATACTGTTCCGGTAACAGTTAAGTTACCGTCTATTTGCACATCGCCTGCAAAGCTGGCGTCACCGGTAGCACCGTCTACTTCAAATGTAACAGCTGGAGTTTCTGCACTGTCGTATATTCTTATATCACCAGAATATGTAATTTCTAGGCCGCCTGTAGACTCAACAAATCCAGTTGCGCCATCTACAGCAAATGTTTCTAAAGGAGTGCCTGCACTATTAAAAACACTAATGTCGCCTGCTTCTCGTAGGTTTAAGTTGTAACTGTCAAAGTTATCTGCGTAAACATTTGCCCATCTGTAAGCTAATCCGCCTGCGCCGTCAGTACCTAAGTCGTGTGCGCTATCTGTTAGTGGAAGTATGTCACTATTAACACGAGCTGTAAACGTGACGCCATCAGTTATTTGATCTCCAAATGTTGTATTTCCAAATACTGTTAAGTTGCCGTTAATTTGTGTATTTTCAAGTCCAACGTCTGTAGTATTAACTGTACCAGTAACACTTAGGTTGCCAAATATTTCTACATCACCTAAGTTTGTTCCTGTGTATCCAGGGATAAGATATATTGTTCCTAATGCACTTGAGCCTGCACCATAGATGCGCTGGCCATTCATTTCTATGGTATCCTCATCAATTACAATATCATCAACTGTAATGCTACCGTTTACTATTTGATGTCCTATTAGAGTAATATTTGTAGTCTCGTTGCCTAAGCCATCATTGCCAAATGTAAGTGTAAAATCTACATTATCTTCTAGCTCACCGTTAGTTCCTACATAAGGAATACGTGTTGCTGTTAGGTCTTCAATGTTAAGACTTGCAAGAGTAGATTGTCCGTCCACGTTTAGTTTAGAGCTTACGCTAACTGTTCCGGTTACGTCTAAATTTCCAGTAACGTCAGTTGCATTCAGTAAAGCAATATGACCAGTACCGTTAGCAAACAATTCTACGTCTGCATTTGATGCTGTAGTTTGTAGTCTGTTACCTGCAATACGGATATCATCAGTGTTAAGCGGTCCACCAAATATTGCTCCTTTAACAGTTAGATTGTCTACTTCCATTTGAGAGAAAGTAGTAACACCTTGAACTGTTAATGCTCCTGTTACTGTTTGATTGCCTGTAACTGTTAAATTAGTGCCATCAAAGACTAAGTTTCCACTGTCAGCAAGAACGCCGCTTGCTCCTGCAATAACTAGACGTTGATTTGTAAGTACACTAATCTGTGCGCTTTGAATTATTGCGCCTGTGTTAACAACTAGATTGTCGGTGTCGGTTGATGCTGCATCAATATTAGTAGTGTTCAACGTTCCAAGATTGACAATATTATTATTGTCTAAATCTAAGTCACCTTCCATTGCTTGACTTCCATCGAGCATAAGTGTACCGGCACCAAGTCTTGCCAGGCCAACCTTTATACCGTCTTGATTCTGTCCAAGACGTTTGTTTATGTAATTAACAACAGCTTGTTCTGTTGGTAACGCTTCGTCACTGATGTCTGACATGTCACTGTCAGGACTAAATTCGTTAACTGTGACACCACGTGTAAATCCTAAACCATCAAGGTTACTTAGAGCAATACTAGCTGAGAAACTAACACTACCGTCACCTTGGTTAACACGGAAGTAATCACCTACACGGAAGTTACCATCTTGGTCGTTAGTAACAAAGAACACACGCCCTGGTGCAACTTCAGTTACTTCTTGTGACTGTGCAGGTTTTCTTGTTGGAGGACCATACAGTTCTCTTGGATAATTAGAATCTTCATACGCACCAGTACCAATATCAAGCATGTCATGGTTACCTGCTTTAACAACAGAGAAGTCAGTAAATATACTTCCAGTTGCACCTGGTGCAGGACTTAGTCTAACACTTTCTTGATCAATTAGTTCAGCTGTTAGATTTTGATCTAACGTAATAACGTTTGTAAGTTCGTCGTATGCTGTTACCCTATAGATTGTTCCTTTGTAACCTAAACGTCTATTAACTAAACGATCAGCAGTATATCCAATTGCATTAATTGTAAATTGATTTACGCCTGGGCCCACATTACTTCCACCACCGTTTACAACTACACCTAAGTGATTTAGGGTAGGCAATGCTCTAATAGCGAATCTATTGTTTACTAGTTCATTAGGAGTAACTTGAATAATTCTATAACCTTGATTAGGGTCATCGTCATATTGTAATGCTGCTCCTAGCAATAGGTTAGTAATATCTTTGTCAGTATCAATTTCGTATTCTTGTAGCAAGCGAATAGTAATATCTGCACCGTCTGGAATATCAGCAAGCAAGCCTTGCGCTGATCCTCTGATGTTTAATTTGTTACCATTGAAGTTGCCTATTTCATAACTTACATCGCCAGTCTCGCCACCATGCGATACTTGTGCAACCATGACATTAAAGAACTCTGCGGGGCCACCGTTGTATCCCTGTTCATTCTTAATTACAATTTGTAAGTCGCCACGTAGGTTATCTCCTGTTACGGTGTTATCAGCTTGTGCAACAAATACTGTTTCGTTTACTGTAGTAGCATATACTGGAACCTCAAACGGGTTACGTCCTTCTGCGCCTAAACCGTATATACCATTAGAACTAGATCCGTTAAGTGAACGTACTTCTGATCCACTTTCTGCTTTATATGTGTATCCACAATAATATGTGAATATAGAAACAAGCTCGCATCGTGCATTGTTTCTTGCAAGTACACCGTAACCTAAGTTACCAAACATTGTCCAGTCAGTTGCAACAAAGGATTTGTTACCTGCTGTAATCATTGTTAGGTTTCTATTCGCTAATGCTGGCAGCAATGGTGTTTCAGAGCTTATGTTAATTTTGTATTTAGGTAGACTCTGCGGACCTTGTGTCTCGCCGTTTTCCATAATGTCTAATACAAGATCATATAAACTATCAGCTAATAATTTAGTTGTTTCGCTTACAGTTTTTGTAAGATCAATTGTCTGTGTAGTAGCAGATTGATAAGTTGTAGTAGGTGCTTCGTTGCCGAGTACTTGTCTTATTAGGTATTTTGCATAGTTGTTAGCATCTAGTGTTTCTGTTAACTGTGCTCCAATTGCTACGCTAGGATCACCTAACGAACTTACGCCCCTGTAATAACTACGCCCTGCTTCGACACTTCTGCGCTTACCACCAAACAAGTCGTTTGCTATAGCAGCAACAATAAATCCTGTATCTCTACGACATAACTCTTGATTGTATACGAAAGATGAGTATGTAGTATTTGTGTATGCTATAACTTCGTCTTGTATCCACTCGATGTTAGCAAGTACTAGATCGTGTGCGGCCTTTATTGCAACATAATTAGTTACTAGATTAGTTATTATACCAAACAAGTCTGTAACAATAACATCAGTACCTGCTTCAGCAGCAGCCAGGCCATTAGTTTGTGTTACAGTAGTTTGTAAGGGAGTTACAATGGTTCCTGCTATACAAGCAAGTGCAACGTCTCGTGCTTTATTAATTGCATCAACTGTTTCTGCTTCTTGATCTGCAATTACAGTTGAGCCTGTTTCAAAGTAGGTTGCTGCTGCTTCACAAGTTTCACTTTCACCACCGTAGGTCAAGTCGTGAATCATTGCATCCACAATAAGTCCTACATCTCTACGACACGTATCCTCATCGTAAACAAAACTACTGTAAGCAGTGTCAATAAAATTAATAGTGCTGTCAATTATTGCAGGAAACGCTGCAACAAAACTATCACGTAGTGCTAATTTCTGTTCTAGTGCTGTAACGTATGCTGGAGGTGTATTAAGTAGTAATGCATCAAAGTTTGGAGCAACAGTTAGTGGTGCATAATTTGTGCCGTATTGTACAACTTCTTCTACTACTGTGATTAAGTCTTGAGCTCGAGTAATAAGTGATTCAGATACTGTGGGACTTTCTATTGTTACTTGTGGAATTTCTACCTGTTGTTTATTTTCTACAGTAAACACTTGATTACGCATTATAGTATCTATAATTGATCTTATAAATGCAAATGTCGATACGTGTTGTTGTATCTGCGTAGGTATTTGACTTGTAATGCCTTTCCAATAACTATTAGCAACTTCTTTAATTGCTGTGTTACCTTCAAAGCTCAAATCAAATTGAAGTGCGTCTAATAAGAAATCAATATCTCTTCTGCACTTGTCTTGATCATAAACATAATCAGCAGTGAAGGGAGAAACTTCATTTATTATTCTTTGTTGTATCCAACTTACTGTTTCTGCTTTAATAAATTCTTTGTTTGCTGCAATAATTTGTTTTGCATAATCTTTTGCATCATCATAAACAGTGTCTGGAAAAACTAATGCATCTACATTAGCAGCACCATTTTGTAATACATCAATTACATCATCAAACAATGCAGTATTAGATTGTTGTACAGAAGTAATACTACTCAATGCTGTATTAGCTTGTCCTTTTGCATAGTTAAGTCCGCCTATTGTTGGAGCAAGTTGATCACTTAACACATATGCACTATTAGGTCTAGTATAAGCTAACGCTGATATTCTTCCAAAGTAGTTAGTACCTAATATACTATCGTAGCTTGATGCTTTTAAAATAAACTGTAGGTCACGTCTGCATTTAGCTCTATCATATTCAAATAGATATGTATTGTTTACATATGCAATTGTTTCTTCTTGAATAAACTCTTTGTTAGCAGTAAGTATTGCAGTTGCATTTACTCTTGCATCGTCAGGTGCTTCTACACTCTGCGCTTGATATCTATTACCGTCTGCATAGAATGCTGTTGGCATATTAGGCTTGCGCCAAAAGCCACTGGCAACCATACTTAGATTATCGCCGCCGATTGTGTCTATATTAAATTCTTGGTTACCGCTGAATCCGTCTGCAAATATGCCGCCGTGAAATCCTACTTGATAAGGATCGACATCATAACTTGATTTAGGGAAACAAGCACCTGTATGTGGATACGGCGACTTGGTTAAAATCTGTCCTTCAGGATCAAGCACAAATGCAAAGCTCGAATGTTTGTCTGTTGAGAAGTCGTGAAACCAGTTTGTACTGTTACACAAAAATACATCGTTATTGATGTTATCGTTTGGCGTAGAATATTCACTTCTAGGATCTGTTAGATAATGGTATCCAAAATAACCATTAGGGTATTCTTCAGTTTCTCTCCAAAATCTTATTCTAGCCCAAGGACTTTCACTAGGAACACCTATCTTAGGCCTAATAGTACAACGGCGTTGGCCTGCTCCAAATATACTTGTGTTCTCAGGAACTTTGATAGGGAGATGTTCTTCGTAGATGCCACTAGCTACGTGTACTAATACCTGTTTTGTTTTGATTGGCTGTTCTTCGTTAACAAAGTTTTCAGTTTGCGGATTAGCATTAATAATATCTTCTGCTAATCGCATCGCTGCGTTTACAGTTCTAAATGCTGTTCCCCAACTGCGGCCACGCTGGACGCCGTATCGTCTATCATCGTGTCCATCAAGACTAACATACAGTTCTGTTACATCACCGTTGATAACAGTTTTATTTAAAAAGAACCATTCGTTACCATCTGCATACTCGACTACTTTGTCGTTAGTATTATAACGTAGTGTACCTGCTACTGGATTAGGACGATCCTTCTTATCGCCACCAGGTAATCTTAAACTTTTAGCTGCACCTGTATCATCAATAATAATAGCAAGATTATCTCCTGCTCTTAAATTATTATCATTGTCAACAACAAGTTGTTCATTGAATACGTTATTGCCACCATATGTCTCACCATCGCCTACAAATACTTGTTTAAGCTCGGTGTCATATATAATTTCGCCTTTGAGTGGAACAAATGCTAGTCGTTCTTCCGTAGTTCCTCTACGCAGAATGATGCTACCAAGATCAGCCATACCTTATTCTCCTATAATTAGGCCGTTTGGGCCATAATAAGGATCAGGTACGTATGTTGCTGTTCCTACTTTAGGTAAGTGACCACAGTCATTTACTATGCTATTGGGGGTAGTAAATGATCCACCGTCGAGGGCGTCGTTAACTTGTTCATAAATTAACTTACCCCCGTCTACTGAGCTTCTAGTAAATATGTTGTTTTCGTCAAACGGTGCGCCGCGTGGTGTTGCCATAAAAATACATTCCTTATATAAATGTATTTATCGTGCAGTTTAAAGTGCGATGCCGCTTGTCTGTGTAGTGTACTGTTTGCTGATTTCAGATTCAGTTTTTGCAATGCAACTTACTGCGTTTGCTTGCAATACAAACTTTGCATCCGGTGATACGCTAAACATAAATGGTGCTAGTCCTAGACCTTGTTGCTGTGCAATAAGTACCATTGGCTTGTGTAATGTATAGCCTTTTGAGTCTTCTGCCTCTAGTCGTCCAATAATTTCTTCGCCTGAGCTTAATTTGAAGGAGACATTATCTCCTACTCTGTATGGTAATTCGATTAACATTATAGTGCGTGTCCTGTTCCGTTATAGCCTGTTTCTTCTAAATACTGTGGAAATTTATCCCAGCCGCCGATGCTGGTACCGTTTACTTTAATCTGCGGGAAGGTTCGTGCTCCTGGGAACATTTCTAGTACTTCTTCGCGAGTAAAGTCTGCATCAAGTTGCTTGTACGTATATTTTAATCCACGTGTTTCGCACAACTGTTTCGCTGCATCACAATAAGGACAAGCTGGCTTGCCATAAATTTCTATCATAAACTAAATCCTTTTAAACTGTCTGTGCTTACATCTTGCTTAATACCGCCGATGATATAGCTTTCTACTTCTGTTTCCTGTGGAGCAACTTGCAAGCCTGAGCTTGAAAGCCAATGTGTAGTCCACGGTAGCGGATTAGTATTTACTGGTTGGTCAAAGATTGCTTGCAAGTTTAGAGCTTTCAAACGACGATTGGCAATGTATTCTACATACTGATTAAGTAGAGTAGTATTCAATCCAATCATGCTGCCATCTTTGAACAAATACGCTGCCCAATCTTTTTCTTCTGCAACACATGCACGCCACATTTCATATACTTCTTCTTCGCACTCTTTTGCAATAGATACCATTTCCGGATCGTCTTTGCCTTGAGCCCATAGTTTCAATACATGTGTGCTTAGTGCTAGGTGTTGTGCTTCATCACGAGCAATCAATGAAATAATCTTTGCAGAGCCTTCCATTAGTTTTAGTTCGCCAAAGCCAAATGTACACGCAAAACTTACATAAAAACGCAAGCCTTCTAGAATGTTAACAGTCATCATTGCCATGTACAACTTCTTCTTAACTTCACGCAAGCTACCTTCACCACGGTGAGTATAAGCATCTGCTGCTAATGTAAAGGCATCATAGTGTTTGGTTACTGAAGTTGCACGGGCAATGATCTTTTCATCATCTAGAATAGTATCAAATACTTCTGACGGGTCAGCATACACGTTCTTCATAATATGTGTGTAGCTACGCGAGTGGATTGTTTCAAAGAAGTCCCAAGTAACAATACAACCTTCAAGTTCAGGAATTGAAACATGCGGCAAAAATGCTAGGCATGGTCCACGTCCTTGGACACTGTCAAGAAGTGTTTGATATTTTAGATTGGAAGTAAAGATGTGTTTCTGCTCTGGACGAAAGTTTTGAAAGTCTGCACGATCTTTCTGCAAACTGACTTCCTCCGGGCGCCAAAAATAACCAAGCATAGTTTGATTGAGTTTATCAAACACAGGATGTCGAAACGTATCGTATCGCTGCGTATTCATATCTGCTCCGAAGAACATATTCTGTTTTGTAAAATCAACCTTATCTTGATTAAAAATTGTTTTCGCCATGTCTTTACTTCCTATATATCTATGTGCGTATACTATCAAGTATACGTTCGTTTGTGTTGCCTGTCAACCTTAGATTGCACAGGCTTCACACATTTCATCATCATCTGCTACTGTGCTTGGTTGTAGCGCAACTTGTTTAACCTCTTCTTCAATATCACTTGGATCTGTTTTGTAATCATAAGTGTTCTGATAGTAGCTAGTCTTCCAACCCATCTTGTAAGTAGTTAACAAATCCTGTACCATCACGCTCATTGGAACTTCATTGTTCTCAAAGTGTGTAGGATTATAACTCCAGTTACCACTAATTGCTTGATCAAAGAACTTTTGCATAACAGCAACAACGTTGATGTATCCTGTGTTGTTAGGCATTTCCCACAACAGGGTGTAGTGGTTCTTTAGAGTTTGATACTGTGGAACAATCTGCTTAAGAGGCCCTTTTTTGGACTTCTTAACGGACAAGTAGCCTCTAGGGGGCTCAATTCCATTTGTTGCGTTCGACACAACGGAGCTGCTCTCCGATGGCATTTGTGCGGACAAAGTTGAGTGCCTGAGCCCGTGTTGTTTAATATCGTGTCGTAAACCATCCCAATCATACTTTAACTCATTCGCTACAATAGTATCAACATCCTTTTTATATGTATCAATTGGAAGGATGCCGTCTGCGTATTTAGTACGATTGAAGTACTCACATGCACCGCGCTCTTGTGCAAGTTTGTTTGATGCTTTTAACAAGTAATACTGGAACGCTTCTGTTAGGTCGTGTACTAGTTTCCATGCTTCAGGATCTGCATAGCTTGCCTTGTTCTTAGCAAGATAGTGTGCTAAACCAACATAACCAATACCTAGACTACGACGAGCCTTAGTAGACTTTTCAGCAGCCAAGATTGGGTAACGCTGATAGTCGATAATTTCTTCTAACGCACGTACTGCCAGTTCACATAGTTCTTCTAGTTCGTCTAAGCTCTTGATAATACCTACGTTAATAGCACTAAGAATACACAATGCAATTTCGCCTTCGGGATCGTCAATATGTCCTAGCGGCTTAGTTGGCAATGTAATCTCTTGACACAAGTTACTCATATAAACTGTGTCTTTAAATGAACTATGAGTGTTGCAATGATCTACATTCATAATGTAGATGCGTCCTGTTTCGGCACGTTCTTTGATTAACGCTGAGAACAACTCCATTGCAGGAATTTTCTTTTTCTTGATGCTGGTCTTGCGCTCATACATTTCGTACAGTTCTTGAAACTTGGACGCATCGCCAAAGTATGCTTCGTACAAGCCCGGTACATCGTGTGGTGAGAAAAGAGTAATATCGCCTCCAGATAGCAATCGCTGGTACATAGTTAGGTTAAGCTGAATGCTGTAGTCTAACTTACGCACACGATTGTCTTCTGTGCCTTTGTTGTTCTTCAACACAAGGATGTCTTCAATCTCTTGATGCCAGAACGGGAAGTGTGTTGTAGCTGATCCGCCACGTACACCATTCTGTGTACAGCAACGCACAGTTGCTTCAAATTTCTTTAGGAACGGGACAATACCAGTGTGTGCTACTTCTCCGCCTCTAATGCGTGAGTTTACTCCACGGATTCGCCCTGCATTGATGCCAATGCCTGCACGTTGCGCAGTGTAGCGTCCAATAGCCATATCGCTGGCAAAGATGCTATCAAGGGTATCGTCGCTGTCAACAAGCACACAGCTTGCAAATTGGCGCACTGGTGTTCTGACGCCGGCCATGACTGGTGTTGGAATATTGACTTTAAAAAGTGAGGTCGCATCGTAGTATCTCCTTACATAGTGCATGCGTTCTTCTGCAGGATAGTTTGCAAATAATGTTGCTGCAATCATCATATACATAAACTGCGGAGTTTCAAAGATCTCTTCAGAGGAACGATCCTGAACAAGATACTTGTCGACTACTTGGCGTAGTCCAGCATAGGTAAAGTTTTCATCACGCTTGTGGTGGATATAAGAATTAAGACGTTCAATTTCTTCACTAGTATATTTTTCTAAAATCTCTGGATCGTAGATTCCACGAGCAATATTTGCTTTGATAAGTTCTTCAAAACTAATTGCTTCATATGATCCAAACACTTGCTTGTATAGACCATAGCTTAAAAGACGAGCGGCTGCAAACTGATAGTTCGGAGAGTCTAAACTAATAAGGTCGTTTGCACTTCTAACTAAAATTTCCTGAATTTCCTGTGTAGTCATTCCATCATAGAACTGCAAATTTGCGTTCATTTCAATTTGACTACTACTAACACCTGCTAGTCCTTTGCAGGCTTCCTCAACAACAAAATGTATTTTATCAATGTTAAGGTGCTCTCTTGTGCCGTCACGTTTGACGATCATCGTTCCATTTGACATTCTCTCTCCTAGTGTGTTCTTATAATTGATATTTATTGCCTATGCGGCATACTGTAAATTTTCTGGTCTACCAACGACGATGGCAACTCATCTATAGATGTGTAAGTATTATTATAGTATCCTATTGCGTATTTGTCTACCATTAAAATGTAATAATTAGTAGATTCTTCGTAGTCTGTAATGATATGTATCTCAAAGGAGGACCCCTTAAAACGATCTGTTAACTGTAAAGAATAGCACATTCCTAGTACGCGAGCGAACTCACAGTACTGATTCTCTTGAACAAGCTGCCAGGGGTCTGGCCAGCTCTTTTGGTCCCATGGATCTATGTGAATGCTCACTGTAGGAGCAGTGTTATAGCAGTCTATAACGTCTTGAATTGGATCTTTTGATTGCTCAAGCGAGTGCCGAAAGGCAACCCAGGCGGCCAACCTGTCTTCATAGGTTTTGTCAAACATTACTCACCAGTAGCGTCGATTGTTGTTTTTCTATTTCTAATTTTAAATTCTATTTGCGACAGATCGTCAGCTGGCATAACACTACCATACATTATATCAATGGTTTCATTTGTACCGTCATTACCAGAATCTTGTATCAATGCTGCGAACGATATTGCATCTTCATAAGTACTAGTACCTGTATAATCGTAAGAATCTGATACACTAACAGTTTTATCTATACCGTTAACATTGACTGTTAATACTCCGCTTCGTACTGAAGAATAATTTCTACTTGCTAAGATATATTCAATTTCATATTGTTGACTAGCAATATCTGCTTCGCCCGAAAGTCTAAAACATTTTGACAAAGATGTATTATTTTCAAAATCGTATCCTGTTCTTGTTAATGTGTTTAGAATGTGTAGTTCGCCAAAGTCAGCAATAACTGCGCCTTCAATTTCCGGAACATATGGAAAGTTACTCCAATAGCCGGGTGTGTAAGATAACCAACGAGTCCTTGAAAAGAAATCTCCTTTAGAAGTGTTACCCGAAACTTGATATTTGATTACAGCATCAGTTGCTTGGAATTCAGCGGCGCCTTCTGTGCCTACCATGGTATAGAAATTGTTTTCGCTCTTATTAGTCTTGCCCCAACGTACCCATACAGCATTTTTATTAATTTGATTAAATCTACAGTTAGTCCATAAGTTGTTGTAAGGGCCAACTTCTCTTCCAGAGCCAACTGATATATTTAGAGATACTAGTTGTGTACCAAATGCCAGTCCGTATGATAAGTCGTAAAAGTCACAATTGGTCCATACGTTATTATGTATATCCCAATCACTTACTACAGCATATGAAAAACCGTTAACTGTACAATTTTCAAATAGATTGTTTTTAGTTTCTGCAGTAGTGCCGCCTGTGATATTCATTTCAATTGCAGTGTCAGCAACATCGACTGTGTCTCCACTTTGCCAAGGACCAGAGAACTTAATGTCTTTAAATACACTGTCTTTACAATTATTAAGCACTAGAGCTTTGTTTGGAACTGTTGTTTCTAAAGTCATGCCTTCAATTCTAATACGGCGTGCTTGAGTCAACGATGTAACGCCTGCATCACTTGCTGGGTTACCAACTGTGCTGTCTTCGTTGACTGTAGTAAACATGTCAACACCAGCAGTTAATGTTCTAATGATTGTTTTGTCTGCTCCTGCACCCACAAGTGTAGCATATGGAGGAATGTAAATAGGACCGTCAATAACGTATTCGCCTGGCTCGAGGTGTAGTATAACTCTACTAGCTGCACTACCTTTGAGTGCATCGTTTAAGTATAGTTGATCAATAGCTGCTTGTAATCGTGTAGTTGCAATTTGGCTTGTTTGTCCGGTTAGACCAAAAGATCTAACACTAACTCTATCGTCTAGTCTTGCTTGTAAACTTCTACGTACAGGACTATCAACAGTTCCACCTGTTAACAAAAATGCATCAGCTTCTCTATAAGTATAGCTGTCTGCAAGTGTAAAAATGTTATCGTATTGAGTTAACACCTTTGTGTTACCTACAGCTGGTGCGCCTTCTGCTACACTACCATTACCAATGAATAGTTCTTGTGTATCAACTGCCCATCCAAGTTCACCTGATGCTAATTGAGGTAAGCCGCTACCAGCGTTCTTTTGTCCTCTACGAATTTGTATACGTGATATTTGTACTACAGCCATTTACGATCTCCTATTACACATATTTATCGTTTAGGAGCGGTGTTTACTGAGCTAACTGTTCGTAGTACTGGTATAC